GATTTATTCAACAAAGCCATTAATAAGTCGCTACCTCTTGGGAACTTGCCGGCAGGTATTACGTCATTATTCTGGCTATGGCTAAAATGTAATCCTGCTTTTGAGTACCACGTCGGGTTATGTCTGCCCGACGTTTTTTTATTTCATAATTTACGCCTGTTAAATATGAGTTGTTTCCCGGCCACCATAAAGTACCAGTCCTAAAACAACGTTTTTTGGGGGGCGTTAAATCCTGTTACCAAGCTAATATCGCCATTCTGCATTAATGACACATGTTACCTGTCTATCAACCTGTCCGGCGTGGTAGGAAGTTTCGACATATCACGCTTATATCCATCAAATGTAGGTTAAATGTAGCCTTACTTGATTAACTTCACCAAATGAATGCAGCTTCGGTGCCCAGTAGCGTTGCTTCATCAAAAGTCTATATTTTACTGCTACTTTCAAGAAAGAAACGATTGCCTTGAACTGAAATAGAAAGTTCGAGCCTGCACAATTGAAAAGGGGAAAGGGGAAAGGGGAAAGGTGCAGGAAACAGGTACCTTAGCAGCCATTTCGAGAGAGCTAGTTAAGGAGCGTAGATTTATTTACGCTCCGGGTTGATGGCATAAAACTGCTGCCTTGAAATCTGACTTACCTGATCTGGGTGATTTCTTTCACTTCTGCGCGGTTAATCTGCTGTCTGACACCATTCGCATCCACATACCCTACTAATCCGGCGCTGGTTTCTTTAGGTTTTACTTCACTAATAATCGTTCGTCCGTCCTGAGTGACAATACTGTATGAATGTTTAACGCATCCTGCGGTAAATATAGTGACGGCAGTGAGGAGGGAAAGAGTTACAACTTTTTTCATCGAGTGCTCCTTAGATTTTGGGTATAAAAGGTTATAAAAAATTTTAATTACCGCTTACATTTATGCCTCCATTTTTTGTCAATTATTTCTTTGTTTCGTTCATAATACCGCATAAACATACCGTATCCTCGGTAACCAAATTTTTGTACAATCCTGCTTCGGTAACAGGTAGCAGTCTTTTCAACAAGACAAAATTTTTTTTGAATTTCAGCAATGCTGTCGTTATCAAGTAGACTCTGAAGAATATCTAACTCTTTTACAGTCAGTCGCGGATAGTGATGGTAAATCATACTGATTCGGCGTCTTAAATAAGCATGATATAAGGACATAATTGAGTCATGCATACTTCCCCGTAGATTGACATAAATATGATACTCACAATCTTCAGGGTAAAAACGTCCGTGCCCGCATATATCAAGCCAAATCCAGTCAGCGCCCTTTTTTAGCGACTCGCGTAGTTTATTGAAACCCCTCCAGTTACCTTCCTTGAAAATTCGGCCATCAATAAGTACCCGAATCTTACCTTTTCCTCTTATAATAGCCGGAGGATGAGTGATTCCATCATATGTCATATGAACCAAAGGCAAGCCGGTTATCTGTTTCAAACCATAAAAAAGGTAGAAGTCATCCGTAAGTAAAATACTGATGTTTTTACTGTTAATAAAATAGATATATTTTTCCATTTACACATAATGCGTCATCTCAATCCGTAAAGTTAATTGCCAGAACATAGCAATTACACTGTTGATCCCGATGCGTGCTTTTAACAATAATCTTATACATACCGGATACTGGGGCGATGAAAACATTACTATTATCCAGTCGGGTGTTCATCTTACTTCCTCTGTGATCCGGGCCAGTCACTCTCAGTTCAAAGCGTTTATCTGATATCTCCAATCCGAGGTGCTGAGACTTCTGCAGAAACACATGGTATTCATCAAATTCACCACTTTTAATTTTGCCATGAAACTCGGTATAGCTTGGCAGACTGTAGTTCTTCACATAAAACGAACTAGCATTAGTTTTATGTGATATGGCTATCATAAAGAAACACAGGAGATAGATAACTGATAGGCTAATTAGAGACTTCAAATTACGCATAACACATCCCCTTATCTTTACTTCTGCGTCCTGAACTGCATGCCTCCGAAGTGTTTGTTATAACATAACATTCAGAGTCTGGTCAGACAAGTTACAAGACAATTATGCATACAACTTTTGATTATTGAATATTGGTGAGATTTGAATGTGTATTCATAAATATCGATTAAGTATTTCCTATTCAGTAACAAAGTATCTTCAGATAGTTGGGCTATGCTTATGTTATTATTTGGAAAATATTTAAAGTGGTTGAGTGGTGGACTTGTGAGAAACATAAATAAAATAATGTGGCTGGGTATATTTAAAGTGCTGCTGTTACAGATAATTCCTGGAGAATGTTATTGAGAAATTATTTTTTCAGATATGTTTTAAGTGAGGTGAGGAATGTCTTATATACATAAAAAGTAGGACGTAAATTAATCAAAATATGTACACGATATGTTCAATCTTTGCTTTTTTATAACAATGACGTTCTTTCCACTTTCTTGAGTATGCGTACAAAAGCAGTAAAAGTAGTTATGCTTTACATAAGACGTTTACTAACGTGGCTTCCCCGGAAGTCCAAAAAGAGTAATGTCTGAATAGGAGGTTATCATGTACAGGAGCCTTATCGGTCTTTCATTATTGTTCTTAGCGGAAGGAAGTTCTGCTAACGATAACATAACTATTAATATGCTCGCTAACAATTCATCGACGCAAAACTGTTTTCATCAGATGGTGAAAGCAAATCAGCTGCCGACTTGGGTGATCCGTAACGCATCGAATTATCCAACTCTAGAAATGACCATTCGTGAAGAACACTACTACGTCATGAAAGCCTGTAACCCTGATGATTGTGAACGCGAAAAAATCGTAATTGCTTACTCTCCACTACGAAATATTCTATCTGGTGTGTTCGCCTTTACCGAAACCCCTGAACAACAGCAACTTAAGTGGCTTGGGATTAGTGATGAACTCCCTGATGGAAAGGCTCTGTTGTTTGCCGCATTGTCAGGGAGCCTTGAAAAGCTACGGGAGAATTTTACTAGTATGAATATAATGCCTCAAAAGGCGGAAGAATGACGACAGATCCGCTTAGGTTTAAGGCAAAGCAAAATGAAGGCGGCGGCAGAAAAGCCGCCGCGTTTTAGAGCAATGGACTTTCATTTTGAGCGGCATAAGCGGAGAGTAACTCTGTTGCAGCGAGCCGCCCCAGAGCATTGGCGGCAAATGGGCTGTCTCCAGTCAGCACGTTACGATCCTTGTGAACTGAACCTGTGATGTCATTATTAACAATGTTAATACCCATTTCACACAGTTTTTCTCCGAAATACCATGTTAGATGTCCCGGCATATATCCAATATCGGGGGTTTGCCTATCCGCACTGTCCGGAAATGCACATATCGAATACCCGTGAAGAGGATTTATGCCGTGCCTGAGCGAGAGGAAAGCGGCAGGTCCGTGACACAACGATATGACAAATGTGCCATTACTCATCGCCCAACGAAGCGTCTCTGCTACTGCCTGGCTTTCAGACAGAGCAATTAGCGCACCGTGGCCACCTGGTATGAAGATGGCTGCATAGTCGCTTTGAGCCTCCAGACCCAAACGTATATCCGACAGCTTGCGTGGATGCCTGAACGCATCACGATAGCGTTCATAGAACGGCATAATTAACTTATCCTGAGAGGGCATCGCCCAGAATTCAAACTTTGCCATATTTCCGGAAAGTGTGACTATTTCAAAATCAAACCCGGCGGCACGCATGTGATACATTGGAACCAGTGTTTCCACAGGATGATTTCCTGTGGAAAAGAGGGATCCGTTGTCCATGGGCAGATAGCGTTCATCTGCTGCGATCACTAGTACCTTCTTGTTTCCCTGGTAGGGGTTAGAATATTCATAGTTACTTAAATCGGTCACCGGATTGGTAAATTCACTCAGGGAATAGTCAGACGGGAAAAAGGCGTTATCTTCAGCAGGATCAATTCTTGGGCTCTTGCTTTTCATTTCTTTCATCGGCATGTCCTCAGCCACAGGGAGTTAAAGTCATCAAACTATTTTAATCTATCCCTGTAACACTGGCTCTGTTATACGCGTAAATCAGAATTTGCGGCGGTTTACCAGCCATATACAAAGATGTTTTCAACCTTCGTCCTTCGCGCTTCGACTGCGCTAGATGGTGAAATGCGTATAAATTTAATGGTGACTTACCTCGACGATTTTTTATGTCCTTTCAAACTGATAGTGTAAATTTTGTGCTTTTAATGCGTTGCAAAATCCGTGAGATACGTTTATATATACTGTATATGCATACAGTTGTTCGTTGCGGAGGTAAAAATGAAAATCGAGTTAACCATTGATCGCATGAAGAAACTTCCTGATGGTGCTATACCTGCACTCGAGTCAGAATTGCTCAAAAGGCTCAGCAAGCAGTTTGATCATTGCCAGCTAACAATTAAGCGTGCCAGTAATGATGGTTTGACTGTTTTCGGGGGCGACAAGAAAGAGGTCGAACATATCGTGCAGGAGACCTGGGAAAGCGCGGACGAGTGGTTTTATTAATCGCGTGAATTTGACTGGAGCAGTTTCAAAGAGTATCGCTGTTTGCGTTCCCCTGGCTGTTCCCGATAACTTTTTGCCGCGTCAATAAGTCGCTCTGGGGGAAATAGTGTGTAGTGCAGATGCCTTTAATGCAGATGATCAATGGTACGACGTGGTCAGAAGGGCCGATAAAGCAGTTATCTATAGCTTCCCGGCGGAAGGGAGATATCTGGTTTATCGAGTAAATGGAATAGTTTCATTACGACCCTTACTCGAAGAGGAAGAAATCTTCACTCTTAACGGGTTTATGCAATTTGCAAAACGGCTTGGGTACCGAATTACACCACCGTCTGATATCATTCTTTCATAGGCCTGAACACCCTATACCTGATGCGCCACGGAGAGAACCATGGCGCTGGAATTACAACTTATCAAACACCATTCAGGAATACTGATCCCGGCCACACCCGAGACCAGTGATATCCTGCAATCCAAAACCCGGCTCGGCGATGTTCTTGTTGCCGAGTTCAGGCGACTACGAAACCCGGCATTCCACCGGCGATTTTTCGCGCTTCTCAATCTCGGTTTTGAATACTGGGAACCAATCGGCGGGGCTATCTCGAGTAACGAGCGGAAGCTAATCACCGGCTACGCAAAGTTCCTGGCTTCTTATGGCGGGAATGAGAACGCGCTGATCGATGCTGCTGAGCAGTATCTGGAGCAAGTCGAATACCGCCGGGTCACGAATGGAATTAGCCTGTGCAAGTCCTTCGATGCTTACCGCTCATGGGTAATCGTCGAGGCAGGGCACTTTGATGCTATTCAGCTACCTGACGGCACACTCAAAAAGCATCCACGTAGCATCTCATTCGCCAACATGGACGAACTCGAGTTCCAGCAACTTTATAAAGCTGCGCTCGATGTTCTTTGGCGCTGGGTCCTGTCTCGTTCATTCCGCAGTCGCGATGAGGCCGAAAATGTCGCCGCGCAGCTGCTTGGCTTTGCGGGGTGATGGGCATGCAACATTCATGGTTCCATCATACCGAATGCAGCACCGAACAGGCCGACGAACTGGTTAAGCGTTACAGAGCGCGCGGTGTGAGAGTGGAGCGCAGCCTTAACCAGGATTACGTGACCTGGACTGTCAGTGCATTACTTCCGACCTCACATACACCAGCGCGCCCGGATAGCCGCTGGCGAAACCGGATGTGGGGATGAACGTGAATACATATCAAATCACTTTGCCCTGGCCGCCGAGCAACAACCGGTATTACCGGCACAACCGCGGGCGTACGCATATTAGTGCTGATGGCGTCGCTTACCGCTATGCGGTCGCAAGTGTCATTCGAAGCGCCCGGCTTAATATCCGGACGGCCGCACCACTCAAAATCCGAATTGAATGTCACATGCCCGACCGCCGGCGCCGCGATCTGGATAACCTCCAAAAAGCTGCATTCGACGCTTTAACTAAGGCGGGATTATGGCTGGATGATTGCCAGGTAGTCGACTATCGCGTTGTGAAGATGCCTGTCGTTAAGGGCGGGAAATTAGAACTCACCATTACCGAGCTGGAGACCGCATGAATCTTGAAAATACCCTCAAATATCACTTCGCCAAATCGACAATGATTAGCGATTCGCCGCGTGCTACTGCGTCAGACTCATTAACTGGAACGGATATTATGGCCGCTATGGGCATGACGCAGGAACGGGCCGCCATGGGTTATAGCGCTTTTCTCGGGAAGATGGGGATCAGCAATACTGACCGGAAGAGGGCGATTGAGCTGTTGGCTCAGTACGCGCTGACTAAGTGCGATCGGGTTGCGGCATTACGGAAGCTTGATGCAGAGATTAAACCAATGGTGATGCACCAACTGGCCACCATCGCGTTCGAGGATTATTCCCGCAGCGCCGCCAGCGTGAAGCAGTGCGATGTCTGCAATGGGGAAGGGTTTGTTGACGCTGAGGTTTTCAGCACGAAGTCTCACACTCCGGCAAAAGAGAAGAAGTTCGTGAAGATGTCCTTGCTCATGGGCGTCGATGATGTTCGACCTTCTGAGTTCGAGATTCGCAGACAGGTCAGGGAGATAGCGCGCGTTCTGTGCCCTCAGTGTAAGGGCAAGAAGGTAGTAAGTTGTGCCTGTAGAGATTGCCATGGTCGCGGAAAAGCCATTAATCAGGTTCTTACTGAACAGCGGGGCGTTCCGATTTTAGCTGATTGCAAGCGCTGCGGCGGACGTGGATATGAGCGTATCCCCTCAACTGAGGCTTACGCTGCGGTGCGCCAGATAACGGATACAATCAGCCTAGATACCTGGAAGAAGTCTGTTAAGCCCTTTTACGATCAGCTAATCACCAAATTTGACATCGAAGAAGCATGGGCCGATGCGCAATTGAAGCAGATAACAAAATAGGGCGTTATTTTATCGTGAGCTATTTACTTTTCCCGAATCTGTGGTAATTTTGCTCTAACGATGGGTTATTGCCTTCGTTTAAAGCCCTGCGGTTAACCCCGTAGGGCTTTTTGCTTTATAGCAATTTAAGAATTACTAAAACCATACAACCCCGTAGTAACTTCTAATTTCCCAGCCATGCTGGTGGGAAAATGGAAGAGGGTTGCTACTGGCTACAGCACAACGGCAAAATTCAGGTAACCTACTACACCGATGGTGTAACCGATGACCTTGAAACGGGCCAGTTGATAACTGGTGTCTGGCATCTGACGCAGGGAGACGACATTTGCCACAACGGAGAGGTAGAGGTGATTGAAGACCTTCTGCCTGTACCATTTAAATGAATATATTCATCTGATTACGTGGCAGATTCTTCATACTGCACATATGCTTTCTAAGCATCCTGAGTAATGGATGTTTCTGAAAGCATTTTTGTGGTGGATCCCCCTAAGCGGAGGGGCGATTCAGCAGGACATTTCTCCAGAGTGTCCAACCAGCGCGCGGAAATGAATGCTGTGATCATTTCCACCGGGAGGCACCCGGCACCACTCCCTCAGTTATTGCCAACTTAGCTATTTATGCCTGCTTTTCCGAGCAGGCTTTTTTTTCATTTATTAATCATCCATTGACCAGATGAATGTTTCTTGTTTTAGTTATGAATGTGGTGAATCCCATCTAAGCGATGGGGCGTCTGGTTAACTGCTATGTGCAGGTATGCACGCGACTTTGACGACCAGAGATAAGTCACCGGGAGGCACCCGGCGCCACATCCTCAAAAAAACGTTTTGTCGACCACCAGGTTCTGAATCGTCATATACACTTCTAAATGAAACAATTTAAGAGGTGAATTATGAAAGAGGGATATTATTGGATTAGACACAATGACTGTGTCCAGATCGCCTACTTTTCGCACGGTAAAACTGAAGATATGGTTACAGGAAAAATAATCAGAGGCGTCTGGCATCTAACTCGTGGCTACGATCTTTGCCATAACGGTGAAGCGGTCGTTCTGGAAGGACCTATATCCCCACCTTTGTGAACATACTTCGAAGAACACAGGCTGCCTAAGGGCGGCCTTTTTTATTTCCCCTCAAATTTACTGAGAGGATTCACAGCAATATGAGGGGGGCCGATGTCCGATCCATTTTCCGGCACGGGGCTGGCCGGTTTAGCTTTGACTGGAGCCAGTGTCTACGGTCTATTGACCGGAACTGACTACGGTGTTGTTTTTGGTGCATTTGCGGGCGCCGTATTTTACATAGCGACAGCGGCTGACCTAAGTGTGTTACGTCGTTTGGCATACTTCTTCGTGTCGTATATCGTCGGCATTCTTTGTTCGGGGCTGTTGGGTTCAAAACTTACATCCTGGACGGGGTACACCGAGAAGCCTCTGGATGCTATCGGTGCCGTAATAGCTTCTGCGTTAGCCGTTCAAATCCTTACGTTCCTGAACAAGCAGGACATTGGCTCGCTGGTGGCGCTGATAACGCGCCGGGGAGGTTCAGGTGGTACTAAATGACCCAACAGCAACTATCAACGCGCTGCTCTGCGCCGGAGTTGTAATTACTCTGATGTTTTATCGCCGCGGTGATTCGCGGCATCGGCCATGGATTTCGCGTTTTGCCTGGCTGATTACCGTCACTTATAGCGCTGTACCGCTGGCGTACCTGTGTGGGATTTACCCGCATTCATCATGGGCCACCATTGCGGCAAACATCATATTCCTTTCCGTGCTGGTGGCCGTCAAAGGCAACGTTGCACGTCTGGTTGATCATCTGAGGCACTAATGAATCAAACACAATTTCAGAAGGCGGCTGGTATCAGCGCCGGGTTAGCTGCGCGCTGGTTTCCGCATATCGACGCCGCTATGAAGGAATACGGCATAACCACACCGCTTGATCAGGCGATGTTTATTGCCCAGATGGGGCATGAAAGCTCCAGATTTACCTGTGTGGTGGAAAATCTTAATTATGCGGCAGAAAACTTGGTGCCGACGTTCGGCAGCCACCGCATCACATCTCAGCAAGCCGCTGCACTTGGCAGAACGACAACGCAACCAGCAAACCAGAAAGCGATCGCCAATCTGGTATACGGTGGAGAGTGGGGAAAAGAACATCTTGGCAATCAGGTTGCCGGTGATGGCTGGAAATATCGCGGTCGTGGGCTGAAACAGATTACCGGCCTGAGCAACTATCGCAGTTGTGGCCAGGCGTTGAAACTGGAACTTGTTACCCACCCGGAGCTGCTTGAACAGGATGAATACGCCGCGCGCTCAGCTGCATGGTTTTATGTTTCCCGAGGTTGCCTGCTTCATTCCGGCGACGTGGAGCGCGTGACGCTTCTTATCAATGGCGGCAAAAACGGGTTGGATAAACGCAGCGCGTTGTTTAACCTGGCGAAATCCGTTCTGGTGTGAGGTGAATGTGGGGATCGAAACGATAATCGGGCTGGCCGCGTTGGTTATTTCCGCTATTGCCGGCGCTTTTGGCCTAGGCAATATTCGCGGCACCAGCAAAGCGGAAGCGAAAGCCGACCAGCAGCGCGCAGAAGATAACGCAGCGGCAACGGTCACGGTAGCCGAACGCCGGGTAGAAGCAACGAAAGAGGCCAGCAATGTACATCAGACTGTTAACCATATGCCTGGCGTCGATGTTGATCGCGAGCTGCGGGACAAATGGACCCGTAAGGGTTGAGGTGGTGGACACTGCATGCGACTGGGTTAAACCCATTTACGGTACGCATCACGACTGGGATGTACTGGATAAGCAGACGAAGCGTGACATCCTGGCGCATAACAAAGCATGGAAAGCAAATTGCGGGAAAAATTGAGCCTCATCCCTGAGGTTCGGACACAGTCTCTCCTCTGGACTTTAACCGTAGCAAATATTGAGAATTCTGTTATACAAATGGACAATTCTTGTGGCGCAGATGATTAATTAGCAGGGAAAAGCTTGAACAAATCAGGGTGGCTCATCCTTGAGCACACGGGTAGTCCTGAACGACGACTTCACCTGACATAGCAAAGTCTATGTAAGAGTCTAGAAAACAATGAGTATTTATCAAGGCGGGAAAGGAAAAAAGTCCCTTCCGAAATGAAATCCTGCAATTCGGAAGGGAGACCAAAGGGGTCATCATTACAAGAGAATGTAAATGTAATCCATTTCTCAAAAGTAAAAAGGTGTATTAAATAAATAACTCAAAGGAACGAAAATCTACTTTCTTCTAATGCCTGATGGGTATGCGGAATGAATGATTAGCGAAGAATTTTAACAATGCTCACAACTTTATTTTGTCTGTCAGCTACATTTTAATGGCACGAGTGATTCGATATCTCTGCCATACAGATGAATCCCCCTGAGCGGAGGGGCAACCAGTCACTGCTGGACGTAACGTTGCGGGTTTGCAGAGTGATGCAAGTCCACCGGGAGGCACCCGGCATCTGAATGCTTGACTAAAGGAATAGGGTACACGTCGAAATGAGTGCGAAGTAATACCTACTTACTGCTAGACCCAGCCAGTTCTGTCCGAGCTGGCTTTTTTTGCAAAAAAAAGCCCTCTCAGAGAGGGCTACAGGAGTCTCAGTTTCGTTGCTCTTTTTATTGATGTTCCCCGGAGTTGGCATTCTCCGCATCAGAGTCATGTATAGCCTGGCAGCCAGGCAGATAACAACAAGCGTAAGCGTGGGATATTAAGAATTTCCTCAGGTTGTTTTCACTTGTGGATGGGCTAAAGATCTTGAAGCAATAAGCGGGTTGACCGCAGCCATAAGGCCATGCAGCAGCCATAATGCTGCCCCGAGTCGCGTAATGGCGAGCAGGTATAGCATACCGTGGTGAGGGTTAATAAGGGGAAATGCTCCGATAGGTGGCAGCCATTACAACGCTAGTCTGCCGGTGGTCTTGATATTGGAATGTGCATAAATCCTTTGCTGAAGTAAGTTAATGGCTTTAGCTAATGAGATAAAAATGAGTGAACAAAAGCATTCCCATGTTGTGACCGTGGTGAAGAATTCTATCTTGTCTCTTTATGGGAGGCCGATGCTGAGAGCTATGACGATGTTGTAATGATGGATCGATTTGATGATTATCTTGACTGTATGGTACCTGAAGTTAGCTCATTCGAAGTGTGGCTGGATGAGCATGAGGAATATGAGGGTAATTATCGTTTATGCCCAGGTTGTGGCTCAGATAGTTAGAATCTAATTGTGGCTATCAAGCCGCCTACGGGCGGTTTTATCGGTATAATAATGGGTATGACAAACAACCGAAGATTATCTTTTTTTATAATGAAAATATACAATCAACACAATATTCTCAATGATTATTTTAAATGGTGGTTTTTTGAAATTAATTGGAGGGGGCTTGATTTGATAAAGCGCCTCTCCATTTTTAGTCAAGTATTATCAACCTATATAGTGCAAAACAGAATAGAGAACAGCACTGCTCAGCGCAGGGATAAGCTTAAGGATGCCCGTGATACTATTTTTCTCTTTACCAGTAGGCAAATTGGCGAAATCAATAATCGCGCCGGTAACAGCCCAGTTTGAAGCATAAAAAGCGATGCCTTTTAAGGGGTCGGTTTGTGAAACCCAGAGTGTAAAACCAATATTTGCTAAAACTGAGACTATTAGCAATAAACATATCCACCTAAATTTCTTTTCCCCTATGTTCGATGACGTCAGCGCAGTGCTAATTAATTCACTTTCAGGGGAGTCAACGAGGCTGTTCTTTTCATTTTTAGAGCTTTCATCAAAAATGGCATTAGTGCTTGGTTTTACTTCAGTTTTTGTTTCATCTTTATATGTCATTATAATCTCAACTTTTTCATTATTAACGTATTGTAAGTAATATTGATCATTTACGAAGAAAACTAAAGAGGATTTTATGGCTAAACCGGACTGGGGCGTGCTTCAGCAACGGTTCCTGTCCGAACATGCCGCAACCGGCGTATCACCGAAGGAGTGGTGTGAAGCGCAGGGACTGAATTACGCTACCGCCCGTCGATATATCAAAAAACCTTCTGCGCAAACTGCGCAAAAATCTGCGCAGAAAAAAGTGCGCAGTGCGCAGAAAGAACAAAGCGCAAATGAGCTGATGGATGATGATGGACTTACGGCTCAGCAACGCTTATTTGTCGCGGAGTACCTGAAGGACAACAACGCCACCGCTGCCGCTGCACGTGCTGGTTATAGTGACCCAAACTACGGTCGCCAGCTCATAACGAATCCTAACGTTGCCCAGGCCATTGCGCAGCAGCAGAAAGCCTCCATTGCGCGCACGCTTGGCGGTGCCGATGAAGTCCTCGCGCAGATGTGGCAGCTTGCCACCTTCGATGCAAACCAGCTATCGCAGTATCGCCGCGGCGCGTGTCGTTACTGCTGGGGCTTCGGTCACCAGTACCAGTGGCGCGATATGGTGGAGTTCGAAGAGAAACGACTCGAAGCGCTTGAGCGGAAAAGTCGCGAGCCCGCTGATGTTGGTGGTTATGGCTATGACCATAATCGTGAGCCTAACCCTGCCTGCCCACGCTGCAACGGCGATGGTATCGGCCAGCCTTACTTCGCTGATACGCGTAAACTCTCGCCAGTCTCGCGACTCGCTTACTCCGGCGTAAAGATCGGAAAGAACGGCGTCGAGATAACCGCTATCAGCCGTGAGCGTATGTTCGAAGCCGTAATGAAACGGCTTGGCCTGGCGGATAGCGAGTTCGCTCAGCGTCTCCAGCAGATCGAAATCGAACGCCGGCAGTTGGAGGTTGAGAAACTCCGTAAAGATTTGGCCGGTGAGGGGGAGGACGATGAACCAACCCCAGTGCAGATCAATATCAACGTAGTGGATGCGAGGGCAGACGATGGGGATCAGCCCGACACTTAACATTCCTCAGGCGCGCTTCCTCGCGATGGAGCACAAGTTTAAAGCCTATGTTGCCGGGTTCGGTTCCGGTAAGACGTGGGTAGGGTGTGGCGGCATCTGTAAGGGGATGTGGGAGCACCCTAAAATCAACCAGGGTTATTTCGCGCCGACGTACCCGCAGATTCGTGACATCTTCTACCCGACGATTGAGGAGGTGGCCTTTGACTGGGGGCTGAGCGTCAAAATCAACGAGGGGAACAAAGAGGTTCACTTCTACGAGGGGCGACGATACCGTGGGACAACCATCTGCCGTTCGATGGAGAAACCCGGCTCGATAGTTGGTTTCAAAATCGGTAACGCGATGGTGGATGAGCTGGACGTCATGGCGGCGGCAAAAGCACAGCAGGCCTGGCGAAAAATCATCGCTCGTATGCGCTACAACGTCGATGGGTTACGTAACGGCATCGATGTTACGACCACGCCGGAGGGGTTCAAATTCGTCTACCAGCAGTTCGTGAAGGCGGTGCGTGAAAAACCAGAGCTTGCGGCCCTGTACGGTCTGATACAGGCCAGCACATTCGATAACGCTAAGAACCTGCCCGCGGATTACATCCCGTCGCTGTTGAGTTCTTATCCGGATGAACTGATTCAGGCATACCTGCGAGGGAAATTCACCAACCTTAACAGCGGGACCATTTACCACACATTTAACCGCAAGCTGAATAACTGTTCTGACGAGATTCAGGACGGGGATCCGCTGTTTATCGGTATGGACTTCAACGTGGGGAAAATGGCCGCGATTGTTCACGTAAAGCGTAACGGCCTTCCGCGTGCGGTTCGTGAACTGGTGAAGGTCTACGACACGCCGGCGATGATAAAGCGCATTCAGGAAGAGTTCTGGCGCTATGAGGACGGTCGCTACGTGAAGAGCCGGGAGATTTACATCTATCCGGATGCCTCAGGCGACTCCCGCAAATCCCAGAACGCCAGCAAGACCGATATTGCCCAGCTCAACGATGCCGGATTCAGCGTCATCGTTGATGATGCCAACCCGCCGGTTAAGGACCGCATCAACTCTATGAACGCCATGTTCTGCAACGCCAACGGCGAACGCCGCTATCTGGTGAACGTTCAGAACTGCCCGGTTTACACCGAGAGCCTCGAGCAGCAAATCTGGGCGGCCAATGGCGAACCGGACAAATCAGCTGATAACGATCACCCCAATGATGCTGGTGGGTACTTCATCGTGAAGGATTACCCGATCGTGAAACCGGCATACTCAATCACCATGGACACCACTTTCTGATATGGCAAACGACGACATCACCTGGGTTCGACCAGAACACCGGGCGGCTTCTGCTGCCTGGCGGAAATACAGGGACTTCTGCAAAGGAGCTGAGGCCGTAAAGGCGGCGGGTAATAAATATCTGCCTTATCTTGACCCAACCGATAAATCCACGCGTAACCGCAAACGCAACGAAGACTATCTGAGTCGCGCGGTGTTCTATGCCATTGCCGGCAACACGAAGATCGGCATGCTTGGGATGGCATATCGCAAGGATCCCACGTTTAACGGTCCGGAGAAGCTTAAATACCTGTTGGATAACGCTGACGGGGCCGGCACCAGCATCTATCAGCAGTCGCAGCTGGTGGTCGAGAACGTGCTGGAGGTGGCTCGTGATGGGCTTTATGTTGACTATGCAGAAGCATCAGACGAAGCGATCATTCTCCGCTATCCGGCAGAGAACATCATTAACTGGCGGACGAAGCGTATCAATGGGCGCGATCAACTGGTGCTGGTGGTCCTGCGCGAATGCGTAGAAGAGCCGGATGGTTACGCTTACAAGGATGAAATCCAGTACCGCGAGCTGGCGCTGGAAGAAGGGCGGTTCATCTGCCGGGTATGGCGCCGGGCTGGTGGCACTGCAAGCGGAACCTATACCGTTGACAGTGAGTATCACCCTAAGCCAAAAGGGAAGGACTACTGGGACGAAATCCCGTTCACCTTTGTCGGTGCTCAGAACAACGATCCTACCATTGATGATTCACCGCTGGCTGCGCTGGTGGAGATAAACCACGGCCATTACCGGAACAGCGCTGACTATGAGGACAGCGTGTGGTTCTGTGGCCAGGTGCAGCCGTACATGACCGGGCTTGATACCAACTGGCGCGATCATCTCGAGAAGAAGGGCGTGAAAATTGGTTCCCGATCACCGCTTTTACTTCCCAGGGAGGGCTCGTTTGGTTATGCCCAGGCGCAACCGAACATGCTGGCTAAAGAGGCCATGGACAGTAAGCGCGATTACATGGTGCAGTTGGGCGCCCGACTGATTGAGCAGAACGCCACGGCGAAGACTGCGACGCAGGCGAGCGGTGAGCAAACATCATCAACATCGGTGCTCGGTATCTGCGTCTCAAACGTATCTGAGGCCTATACACTGGCGCTTGGCTGGTGTGCAAAATACCTCGGCATCAAGGGAGAGTCGACGAGTTACACCATCAATCAGGAATTCATAGCGAAAGTTGCTGAGTCGGGCATGGTGACGGCAATCGTCAACGCCTGGCAGTCCGGTGCGCTGCGCGATAGCGATATGATTCGCGCGCTGCAGAAGCTTGATCTCATTGACCCGGCCGACAGCCCGGACGAGGTGATTGATGCGCTCCGCAACCAGGCTCCCACGCTGACCGGGGGCTGATATGGGAACAGTCAACGAAAGTTTGCGGGATGAGGCCATAGCTCATTCCGTCTGGTTAAGCCGCTATGCAACAGGCGTGGCAAACCGAATGGTAAAGTTGCTCAACGAGACGGACGCAGAACTGTCTGCCCGCCTGCTGGATGCACTGGATCGGCTTCCGGCTGATAACTTCACGGTTACACGTCTGGAAAGCTTGCTCGGCAGCGTACGCGAACTTAACCATCATGCTGTCGCTTCGATGCAGTCCGGGCTGGAAGGGGAACTGCTTGCGCTTTCCAGGAATGAGGTCAGTTATCAGCTGAGCCTGTTCGATTCCCTTCTTCCCTCACAGGTGCTGGCACGCTACCCGCTACAGAGAATCACCGCCGATATGGTTTATGCCGCGGCGATGGCTCAGCCATTTCAGGGGCGCCTGCTGAGTGAGTGGGCGGAGAATCTGGAATCGGACAGGATGGCGCGGATCGTAAACGCTGTACGCCGTGGCTATCTTGCTGGCGACACGGTTGAAACCATCTCCCGAAGCGTGCGCGGTCATGCCAATAAAGACTATCGCGACGGCGCGCTCCAGATGAGCAGGGCAAACGCAGCAAGCATCGCTAAAACAGCCGTGAATCATCTGGCTGCGACCGCGCGCAACAGCTTCACCAGCGCCAACAGCGACATCGTGAAGGGTAAGCAGTGGCTGTCTACGCTGGACAATAAAACCAGCCACGACTGCATTATTCGTGACCTGTTGCGTTACACCCTGGATAACAAACCGGTCGGGCACAAGGTGCCTTACCTGCAGGGACCCGGGAAGATTCATTTCTGCTGTCGATCTACTGAAACCCTGATTCTCAAGTCGTGGCGCGAACTCGGCATCGATATCGACGAGATGGACGAGGGGACTCGTGCCAGCATGGATGGACAGGTACCGGGGAAAACATCATATCTGGAATGGCTCGCACGCCAGTCGGCACAACGCCAGGATCAGGTTCTGGGTGCCGAGCGTGGACGTCTGTTCCGCGCGAGTGAAATCGACCTGGTTGATATGTTCACTGACAAAGGCGAGTGGATCAGCCTGGAGCGTCTTAAGCAGCTATCAGGCGCTTGAACCTGACAACCATCACTTTCTACACGCCCTGGCATCCGCCGGGGCTTTTTTATGGGCGAGGCCCGACAAAATCCCGAGGGGAAATTATGTTAATTCGAAACATGCTTCTGAAATATTACGCACCTGAAAGCGGCGGTGAGGTCAGTGGTGGTGGTGGTATCGAAATCACCCCCGAAATCCAGAAGCTGATTGATGAGCGTGTGACCAGTGAAGTCACTGGCCTGAAATCGAAAAACTCTGAACTGCTGGGCACCATCAAACAGCAGAAAGAAAACCTGTCCCGCTTTGACGGTATCGATCCAGACGCTGTACGCGGCATTCTCCAGCGTTTTTCTGACGATGAAGAGGCGAAGCTTATCGCCGCCGGAAAAATTGACGAGGTGCTGGATAAGCGTACCGAGCGTCTGCGTGCTGACGTTGATAAGCAGATCAAAGCGGCGAACGAGCGCGCGGAAAAAGCTGAAGCGTTCTCCAACAAATTTCGGGATCGGGTCCTTGGGGATGCAATCCGTGCAGCAGCCTCTAAAGCGGGCGCGCTGCCGGAAGCATCAGACGATCTGATCCTGCGTGCCAAAGGCACATTCCAGCTCAACGACGAGGGCGAGGCCGTAGCAGTTGATGCAAATGGCGATGTTCTGTTCGGTAAAGACGGCAAAACCCCACTAAGCCCGCTTGAGTGGGCGGAGTCTCTTAAGGAGACGGCTCCGCACCTGTTCCCGCGCGCCGAAGGCACCGGCGCAGGCGGACACAAATCAAACAGCGGTGGCAGCCTGAAACGTTCCGAAATGAGCGCCAGCGACAAAGCGGACTACATCCGCAAGCATGGCCAACAGGCCTTCCTCAAACTTCCGAAATAAGGGATTAACCCATGTCTACCACTGTTAATAGTGACCTGATTATTTATGACGATCTGGCGCAGACCGCTTTCCTCGAGCGCCGCCAGGACAACTTGGCAATTTTCAACGCTTCCTCCAACGGTGCGATTTTGCTGGATAACGAACTGATCGAGGGCGATTTTCGTAAGCGTGCTTTCTACAAAGTTGGTGGTTCCATTGAATCGCGCAATGTGAACTCTAACGGCAAAGTTGAAGGTAAAAAGATCGGAGCTGGTGAAGCGGTATCCGTCAAAGCACCGTGGAAATACGGCCCGTATGAAACCACGGAAGAGGCCTTTAAACGCCGTGGCCGCTCCGTTGATGAGTTCTCCGAAGTGATCGGCGTTGATGTCGCAGATGCCACGCTGGAAGGCTACGTGAAATACGGCCTGAAAGCGCTGACTGCGGCGATTGGCGCTAACGCGGACATGGTGGTCACCGCCGATATCGAAACTGACGGCAAGAAGACCCTGACGCGCGGCCTGCGCAAGTACGGGGACAAGTTTAACCGCGTGGTTCTGTTCGTGATGCACTCTGCCACTTACTTCGACATTGTTGATGAGGCGATTGCCAACAAAATCTACGAAGAGGCGGGCGTGGTGGTTTACGGCGGGCAGCCAGGCACCCTGGGTAAACCTGTGCTGGTGACTGACACCATGGACGCTGATGCGATCCTTGGGCTGGTATCTGGAGCGGTTACTGTCACCGAGTCTCAGGCGCCGGGCTTCCGTTCCTACGATATCAACGATCAGGAAAACCTTGCGGTTGGCTATCGTGCTGAAGGCGTGGTGAACGTTGATCTGCTGGGCTACAGCTGGGATACCGCCAAAGGTGATAACCCTGACCTGACCGCCATCGGCACTGCGGGCAACTGGAAGAAACACTTCACCAGCAACAAATCTACGGCAGGCGTGCTGATTAAACTGGAATCCGCTGTGGGGGAGTAACGCTGTCAGCGCATAAAACCTCCGCAACTGCTGACAGTACAGACGCGGTAACTGTTTCTCTGAAGTACACGCTAAATGGCTCCGGTGTATCCGGTAAAACCGTCGCGTGGACATCTACAGGAGGCACGCTCAGCACGGCCAGTTCTCAAACCGGCTCTGCTGGTGGTGCAACGGTGAAACTCACATCAGACGCAGCTGGAACCTTCACGGTAACCGGTACTGTAGATGGAGTGGCGAAAACCACTGAAGAGATCACCTTCACTGCGCCTTCCGGTGAATAACGAATGGGGCGAAAGCCCCATAAACAGGATGTATCGATGGTCAATACCGATATCACCTCTCCTTATGCCAACAGCTACGCCAGTGAAGAGGATCTTGCCTCATTTGCGGAAATACGCGGCATTGAACTGCCTGACAAGCTCACATCGTTGTTGATTAAGGCCATGGATTACCTGGAAGGTCTGGACTGGGTTGGCTCAAAAACAGACCCACGCCAGCCGCTGGCATGGCCACGCGTGAATGTCATTCTGGATGAACATGATTTCCCGCCGGATGAAGTTCCACGGCAGGTTATAACCGCACAGTGCATGCTGGCGGTAGAGGCAATCGACGGCGATTTACTCTCCAGCGTGCGCGAAGCCGCTGTGAAAACTGAACGTGTGGAAGGTGCTGTCACCATGGCCTATGCGGTCTCAGATGGTGAAGTCTTCACGCCGTCCTATCCTGCCGTTATGGCGCTGCTGGGCGACCTCGCTGGTGGTCGTGGTTACGCCATCAATGCATTTGCTGAGAGGGCCTGATATGGCGATAGATTACCAACGTATGCAGGCCAGAACGACCCGCATGCTCAGGCAGAACGGCGCGACGTACAACGTCACACGTAAAGGCTCGGTAACGGTTATCGGCGGCGTTGAGCATAAAACTGAAGCGGTCCGTTTTACTGCTGTGGGTGTGAAGACCGAATACGCGCCAGGCGAAATAGATGGAACGGTAATCGTTAACGGCGATGTGCAGATCGTTTTTACGGCAGAGCAGGAAATTAAAATCGGTGATGTGGTTGATATTGACGGCACAGCCTACCGTGTTGTCAAACCGAACCCGGCAAAACCTGCCGTGCTGGTGCTCTGCTACAAAGCGCAACTGAGGGCTTAGCATGGGCGAGAACGCGGCTTTCCTGGCTGAAATCACGGCTTTCGTTAACAAGGCGAAAACGAATCAGGAAGCAGTGGTACGCGCCGTCGGAATCAAAATTCTTAACCAACTGGTGTTGATGTCCCCAGTGGGCAACCCGGAGTTGTGGGAAGTTAACCAGACAGCAGTTTCCTATAATCGCGCTGTTTACGACCACAACGAGGCGCAGCGGGCCAATCCCGATAACCTGACCAAAACCGGGCGACTGAAGAAAAAAGCCCGGGTGTTGGATGGGATGGATATCAAAGCACCGCCGGGGTATACGGGCGGACGCTTTCGCGGTAACTGGCAGGTGTCCTTTGATGCGCCAACGACTGACGAGACAGGCCGGGTTGATAAGACAGGTGATCTGACAAAAGCGGCCGGGAACTACACGCTGTCGCTCTTCAAAGTCGGGATGAAGGCCATTTATTACTGCAACAACGTGCCCTATGCCTACCCGCTTGAAATGGGGCATTCCACACAGGCTCCGGGCGGCATGGTCCGCATAACTGCAGCTGAGTTTCAACGCTTCTTTGAGGAAGCTGTCAGGGAGGTGACTAAGTGATTCCTGATATTGCATCTGCACTGGCCGCCAGACTGGGTGCCTGGGCTGATGCCGAGGGCATTTCGGTTGCATGGGAGAACGTGCCGTTTACACCTCCTGCTAACGAGATGTACCTGGCCGTTCACGATCTGCCCGTTACGCCGCGAACAATCGATCTCGGCTTGCGCTGCCGGACTTATTCTGGCGTGTACCAGATTAATGTCGTGGCGCCAGCCGGCTCCGGCCGTACCTCCGTCGTTGCCCTGGCGAGCAGAGTGGCGGAATTGTTCCCCGAGGGGCAGGAAATTGCAGGCAAAGACTTTACCTGCTGGATTAGCCGCGCGCCTGGCATATTCCGCGGCGTCCCTACACCTGTGTCCTACACCGTTCCTGTCAGCCTGAATTATCGGGCAGACATTACCAGCTGATTCCCTCTCTGACATCCCACACCTGACCGGCTTAACGCCGATTATCTTGTTTCTGAAGGAGAAACCATTATGGGCTTTGCATTGCCTAACGGCGCTCATGTTTATCTGGCATCGGGCTACGGCCCGGCCATTACTTTCACCGGCGCGACGAATGCTGAGCACACGGTGATCACCGTCAGCGCCGCGGACGATATTGCGGTCGGCGATATCGTTCACGTGAACTGCAACTGGTCGGGTATTGATAACGTTATCGCGAAAATCGACGCGATTGCGGAGAATGCTGTCACTCTTCGCAACATCAATACCACCAACAAAAACAAATACGCGGCGGGCGGCGGTTCCGGCTCTATTCGCAAAATTGAAGAATGGACCGAACTGCCACAAATCACAGAGGTATCGAAATCCGGTGGTGATCAGAACACCACGCAGATTCAGTTCCTCAGCGACGATCGCCAGCGCAACCTGAACACCTATAAATCCGCAGTCTCGCAGACCTACTCGATCGCGCATGACTCCACGCTCCCGGTATATCCATTGCTGCGCCAGCTGGACGAAGACGAAGAGACCGTGGCGGCTTACATGTACGTGCCGAAGGCGAAGGAAAACCGTTACTGGGCGGCCACGGCGTCCTTTGATGATACGCCAACTACTGCAGTTAACGAGGTAGAGACAGTGAGTGTGGTGCTGAACCTGCAGTCACCGGCGATGACGTTCTACAAGGTGACTGACGCTGCCGCCTGACCCGTCAGAGCTTTCACCATTCCATGCCTCCCATCACGGAGGCTTTTTTCGTTAAGAGGTATCAATGGCGACTAAATTCACCCTTCAGCCCAAACCAACCTTCAAGGCCAACGTCTCGATCCCGCGCGCTGGTGATGAGGATGGCGTACTGACCTTCACGTTCAATCATAAGCCACTTAAAGAGCTGGCTGATCTGGAAAAACTGGAAGGCAAAACCGCCACTGATTTTCTAATGGAAATTATTTCTGGCTGGGCGCTCCCCGATACATTCAACGCGGAAAATCTGTCGTTGCTGCTGGAAAACTACCCGGCTGCAATGAAGGCTATCCCTGAAACCTACTATCGCGAACTGATGGGGCAGCGCGAAAAAAACTGATAGCGGTTGCCTCTGCATTCTATACGCCTGAACCCACAGCGGCAGACCTGGCACCCTATGGGCTTACGGCGGATGACTACGACGATCAATACATCGACGTCTGGCCAGATGTATGGCCATCATTCCTGGTGTTTCAGGCTGTCAGTACGCAGTGGCGCACGGGCATGGGAGGCGCATCAGGGCTTGATTACAATGTGCTGCCCTGGGTGATGCGCCTGCACCAGGTCGACGACGAGGCAACCGCGCTTACAGACATCCGAATCATGGAGAGCACCGCACTAAAAGTTATGCATAAAGAGAGGGCGGAATGAGTAACGACATCGCCACGATTTCCCTGCGCGTAAATACCACTGAGCTGGAGCGTGGTAACCAGGCACTGGATCGCTTTCAGGAGACCGCGACCGCTGCTGCAGGTAAAGCGGATGACCTGAACAGTACGTTCCGCACCGGCATCGATAACCAGAAGAAGAACAGCGAAAGCCTGAAACAGCAACGGCAGGAACTGCAAAACCTGCTGAATAAAATTAGTCCGGTAAACAAGGCGCTGGATGAGTTGGACACTATCCAGGAGAGCCTGGCGAAGTTTCGTGGTAAAGGGCTGGTGGGAGACGAGGATTTTACTCGTTACAACAGCGTGCTTGAGACGACGCGGGCAAAACTGGCACAGGTAATGGAGTCTGAGACCGCAGAGGGGCGGGCTCGCATTGAGCAGGCTCAGGCAGCGCAGCGGGCAGCTGCAGCGGGCAAAACCTTTATCGATTCGCTGGAGGAGCAGGTCACAGCAATCGGAAAAACGCGCGCAGAACTGTTAGAGCTAAAAGCTGCCCAACTCGGCGTATCCGATCGTGCTGCACCAATGATCGCAAAGCTGAAAGAGCAGGAAGAAGCATGGAAGTCTGGGGCTATCAGCGCGGGCCAATATCGCAATGCTATGCGTTATCTCCCGATGCAAATGACCGACATTGTGACTTCACTGGCTTCCGGTATGCCGGTTTATATGGTTGCTATTCAGCAGGGCGGGCAGCTCCGTGACTCGTTTGGCGGTGTGGGCAATGCTCTGAAAGCAATGTTGTCGATGGTGACTCCTGCCCGAGTGGCCATTGGTGGCCTGGCTGGCGCTGTACTGATTGCGGCCAAAGCGGGATCGGACTACTTCACCGCTTACAACGAAATCAACAAGGCCATTATCAGGACTGGCAATATTGCCGGCACGTCAGCGCTCCAGATTATGGCTTCCTCTCAGTCTATTGCTGCCTCTACTGGGGCTACTGTAGGAACCGTTCAGAGTTTGATGACTGAGCTGGTTGGCATGGGATCGCTGACACAGCAGCAACTTGAAAAAGCAGCGGGCTCCACGGCGCTGGCGGTTCAGACCGGTATAGTCTCGGCGCAGGACATTGCCAAAGCCTATAAGGACATCGAAAAAGACCCTGTTAAAGCGCTGCAGAGTCTCAACGAACAATATAATTTCCTGACCGTTTCACAACTTAAGCATGTTGACGATCTGATGAAGCAAAAGGACCAGACCGCGGCAGTTACGCAGGCTATGGACCTGTTTGGCGATACGATGGCAAAACGCGGAGAGCAGGCTTACGACTCGCTGACACCGTTTGGTCGCCTGTGGCTGGATATCAAGGGCTGGGCGTCTGAGGCCATGCAGAGTATCGGTCAGTGGGTAGCAGAGCTGGCATCAAACACACTGAAGGAATTCAACGCAATTTATTACAGCGTTGCGATCGTTTTCCAGAAGCTGAACCAGATCATTTCTTCCTCTATCGCTGCCGCGATTAACCTCGTTCCCGACTGGGCGAAAACAGATACCTTGCAGGGATGGCAGGACTACAACGAACAAATGGCCGGCGCTTATGGCGACAGCATTTCTCAGCTGAAAAAAGACTGGGATGCGGCTGATATAAGTGCAGGTAAATACCTCGATACGACCAGAAAGATAAGTACCGCAACCACCCAGAAGGATCGGGAAGGAGTCGCTTCTTTTGGTAAAAAGACCAAAACCGGCAAGCAGGGCACATTATCGGCTGGCGATCGCAGCACGGATGCTGCCCAGGCCGAGTTGCTGGCGCTTCAGGCACAATTACGCGCGCTGCAGCAGCACAAAGGGCTGAACGACACTATCAGCCAGCAGCGCAAAGATCTGTGGACGACTGAAGCGAAATTTCAGGTGCTGGAAGAGGCCTCGCGTTCACGTTCACTGACAAAGCAGGAGCAAGCCCTGCTGGCGAGTAAAGACCAGGTGCTTCAGTTGGCACGGCAGAAAGCCCTGTTAGGTGATCAGATTACCGCACAGGAACAGCTGAACAAGCGAATGGATACCTCGCAGAAATACGTCACGCAGATGGCAGAGAAGCAGGCTGCATTAGTGAACGGTGCCGGGATGAGTGACCGTCAGGCACAACGTGAACTCGCGAAAAGTCAGCTTGCCGCTGGCTGGAAGATTGCTGGAGGTTCACTTGACGACGAGGGCTATCAGAACCAGCTTAAAGCGGCGAATGATTACTATGATGCAGAGGACCGGTTACGTGGCGACTGGCTGACTGGCGCGAAAAAGGGCTGGGCTGAATTTGAGGACAGCGCGACCAATGTTTACTCGCAGGTGCAGACGATTACCAGCAATGCGTTCACTGGGATGGCCAGCACGCTCACCGATTTTTTTACTACTGGTAAATCTAACTTCTCAGATTTCCTGACTACCTTCCTGAAGGGCATCGCCCAGATGCTGACGCAACTGGCTCTGGTTAATGGAATGAAGTCAGCCTTTGGTGGAACGGGTATCGGGGCGTTTTTTGGTTTTTCTGGTGGCGGTCTGGTGCCAGGATTCGATAGCGGCGGCTACACCGGTGATGGCGGTAAATATCAACCGAAAGGTGTAGTTCATGGAGGTGAGTTTGTCTTTACGAAGGAAGCGACCAGTGCGCTGGGTGTCGGTAATCTTTATGCGCTTATGCGGGGCGCTCAAGGTTATGCAAACGGCGGCTACGTCGGAAACGCACCGATGTACGGATTACAGGCCGCTGGTTCAGGGAATGTGACGGTGCAAACGTCTGTTGTTGTGCAGAACCAGAGCCCGCAACAGCAAACAAACGCTGGTAGCGATACGATGTCCCGAGCCTATAAGCAAACTATTGATCAGTCAGTGCGCGAAGGTATTGCGAAGCAATTAAGGCCCGGAGGGCTCATCTGGAATGCTTCCAAATCACGATAACCCGCTTCGGCGGTTTTTTTATGCCCGGAGAAAGCATGGCAATCGAAACATTCACCTGGCGAACACAGATACAGGCGGGAATGGAAGGAACGTTTACCCATAAAACGCGCTCAGCAACCTTTGGCGATGGCTATGAGCAGATCGCCGGGGAAGGCATTAACCCTGAAAAGCAGTCATGGCCTGTCACACTGACGGGGAAAAAAGCGGACATGCTTCAGGCCCTGAAGTTCTTTCGTTCTCACGTCACGAAGTCATTTATCTGGACATCGCCAGTTGGCGAAACAGGGCTCTACCGGATTGAGGCCGAATCAATCAAGTCACAGCCCTTATCCAGCAACGTTCTGACCATTTCCGCAACATTCAAACAGGCGTACGCTCCATGATCACAGCAGACTATCAAAACCTTGAGCCCGGCAACAAAGTCCGGCTTATTGAAGTTGATGGCTCTACGTTCGGCGTGGATGATGTACTGCGATTTCACGCGTACAACCTCCCGCACACGGAAGAAGAAATCGCCGCCGCTGGTGGTGATGAATCAAAGCTGGAGGCGAAAAGCATCTGGTGGCAGGGGGAAGAATATGCCGCCTGGCCGTATCAAATTGAAGGGCTAGAAGCCTCCACAGACGGCAACAGTGCCCAGCCAACGCTCACGGTTGCAGATATCGATAGCAAGATTACAGCACTGTGCCTTGCCTATGACGATATGCTACAGGCGAAAGTCACTATCCATGACACCTATTCGCACTATCTCGATGCGAAGAACTTCCCTGCAGGTAACGCAACAGCTGATCCGCAACAGGTCAGAAAACGAGTTTTTTACATTGATAGCAAAGCCAGCGAAATTCCGGGCGAGAGTATCGAATTCGTGCTCGATAGCCCGATGTCGTTACAGGGAAAGATGATCCCTACACGTCAACTTCATTCTCTGTGTACCTGGTGTATCCGGAATAAATATCGCACCGGCGATGGCTGCGACTATGCCGGAACCCGCTATTTCGATAAAAACAACAACCCGGTGAGCGATCCGTCTTTGGACGAATGCAACGGCACGCTGAGGGCGTGCAAACTTCGATTCGGCGAAAATAACGAACTATCGTTCGGTGGTTTTCCGTGCACGTCTTTGATCAGGAGCTGATATGCGTCAGAAAACCATCGATGCGATTATGGCCCATGCTGCAGTTGAGTATCCTCGCGAGTGTTGCGGCGTGGTGGCGCAGAAAAGCCGTGTTGAACGTTATTTCCCGTGCCGGAATCTTGCCGCAGCGCCGGAGGACAATTTTGTACTTTGCCCCGAAGACTATGCAGTTGCAGAAGACTGGGGGAAGGTGATCGCCATCGCTCACAGTCACCCGAATGCCACGACGCAACCGAGCGAGTTGGATAAAGCGCAATGCGATGCAACCCTTTTACCCTGGCATATCGTGAGCTGGCCGGAGGGGGATTTACGGACCATCCAGCCGCGTGGTGAACTGCCGCTGCTGGAGCGCCCGTTTGTGCTTGGCCACTTCGACTGCTGGGGTCTGGTGATGAGCTATTACCGGCAAACGCATGGGATAGAGCTTCACGATTACCGGGTCGATTACCCCTGGTGGGAAAACGACTACCCGGACAACTTCTATCAGGATTGCTGGTATGAGTGCGGATTCCGTGAATTCGACGGGCCGCCAAAACCTGGCGATATGGTGATCATGCAGGTTCAGGCTGATAAGTGGAATCATGCGGGGATTTTGCTGGAAGGCAACATGCTACTGCATCACCTATATGGGCATCTGAGCCAGCGCGTACCTTATGGCGGTTACTGGCGTGAGCGCACAATGAAAATACTGCGCTTTAAAGACTGTTTCTGGTAACCGCCTGTGGCAGTTTCTATGGGGGGAAAATGGCTGCATTACTCAATGTTGAGCCGGTCCGCACAATTCGATTGTACGGCGTGCTAGGCGCCACCTTCGGGCGTGAATATCGTTTATCAGTAGCTTCACCTAAAGAGGCCATCCGCGCTCTGAGCATTATCGTGCCGGGTTTTGAGCGTTTCCTGAATACCAGTAAGCAACGAGGTTTAACCTATGCGGTATTTAGCGGGAAACGAAACCTCTTAAACGATGAGCTCAGTATGGACAGGAGCTCAGAGGAAATCCGCATCGCGCCGGTGATCATCGGCAGTAAGCGAGCCGGGGTGTTTCAGACAATCCTCGGGGTTGCCCTTGTCGCTGTTGCCGCGTTCGTCACGGGAGGGGCCGCGATTGGGATTGGTGGTACCGCTTTCGCTGGTGGATGGGGCGCTGTGGCGGGGATTGGGGCATCAATGGCGATCGGAGGCGTAGTCCAGATGCTTTCTCCACAGACAACCGGGCTCGCCAGTAAGCAATCTGCGGATAACCAAGCCAGTTATGCCTTTGGTGGAGTCACAAATACGACAGCTCAGGGCAATCCGGTACCACTTTTGTACGGCCGGCGCCGTATAGGTGGCGCGATTATCTCCGCTGGTATCTATGTGGAAGACCAATTCTAAAGATGTTATATATATGGAATAAGTTGTAATAGGGATATTAATCGTGAATCAAGATGCTTTAGTCATAGCTAGATCCATTTTGGAGCTCAAGCAAGATGGAGATGTGCTCAAGGACTATATTTTTCCATTCTTTGTTGCTTTTTTTTCAGCTCTACTTGGTGCCGGTGTGGCTTATTCTTTTAATAAAAGGCAGGAGCGGCACAGGATTGAGAGGGAGCGGTTTGATTTGGCAAATAAATTATTGTCTGATGTAACTTCAGCTTTGAATTCGCTAGTATCAATAAAATCTAACTACATTGGTTTGACTGAGGTTGATCCATATAAAAGAGCATTTTCAATTCCATTTACTATGCTTGATGAAAGAAGTTTGGGTGTCGATATCGCAAGGTATTATTTTATCGAGCCAAAGCAAACGTGTAATTTTACAATAATGCAAAAAATTTCCCGCTGGATTAATCAAAAGATTGTTCGCGTTGTTCCATCTGAACCTTCAATGGAAGATTTCGGTAAAAGTTGGCGGAATTTAATGAGGGTAAAGGCATTTGTAAATAATTATAATTATATTCTGTTTGTTCTGCACAAAAGGAATGCAATCGAGGAGGATATAAAAAAGGAAATCCAAACTATCTGTCGTCAGCAAAAGGCCGATCCTCGTAAAGTTAGTCTAGAATTTGTGCTATTACATTTGGAAGGAGAAAAGTTAGTTCATCATGTTCATTTGACAGAGCTTTTTATTTCTCTACTGGATCATGTCTTGAAAGAAATGGATTCTTTTGTGAATTGTTTTCCTGATATAGCTGAAAGTAATATTGAAATGAAGATGATTGGTGAAAGGGCGAAAGTTGTTAGGGTTATAAATGATCGCCCTGCTTATTTAGCAAGTCTTATCCCAATAATAAAGCCAGATTTTCGAGCTTTATCAAAAATTGTCGGGAGAAACCTTCGTGAAACCGAACAAACATACACATTCAGAGATTGGTATTGAATTTACTTACGAAAATATCTTTCATCTAGCCACCTCAGGGTGGCTTTTTTTATGGGTGCAATATGGTTACTTCTACCCCGATTACAGGCCGCAAGGGTGGTAACTCCAATTCCCGGACCCCTACGGAACTGAATCGCCACGGATAATCT